CGCGCGGCGGCTCAGTAAAATTGCTATCGACGCGCTGGCGCCAACCGCCGATCGGCCTCAAACTGCCATCTTCCCAGCGCACCAGGCTGCCATCTCGCCAGCGCCCGGCGGCGTCCACATCAGTGCCGTTGCGGTAAAATCCTGGCGCTATTTTGATTGGCAGATATGGCATCAGGTCGGCTCAGTCGGCCATGTGATGCTGCCAGGTAATTGGCTGGGCACGTCTCGCAAGGCTTGCCTATAGGTGCGCCACGCGTCTGACATGGTGACATCCTGCGATGCTCTCCAATCGCTGTCTGCTAGTTTTGCGTTGCGCTCGGCTCTCACGTCATCGGCAAGTGCAGCGTTTATCTCGGCATCTGAAGGCGCAACGTAAGCGGCGTAATTGCTGCCGATCAGCGCGCGCAACGCCGAGTTGTCAATGGTGTTGTCCGTGTCTGCCGGGTCGAGCGTATACGGCAACCAAGAGTGTTGCGGGTGGTTGATCTCAACGTCAAATCGGGTGTTTTCAGCGTCAAGAGATTGCGCATTTCGTGCTTGTGTAATTTGAATGCTCATCAGCTAATCCTCAAAAATAGAGTGACCGTCGTGGCTCGGCCTGCCGCAGTGCTAAAATTATACGCACCGCCGATGCTCATTGCTTGCCACGTTCCGCTCGGTGAAGTGCCACTCATGCCGTAAAAACTGGGACTATATGCATAAGTGCTTGCGTATCTGAGCGTACTGCCAGCAACGCTTGCGCCAAGTGACGTTACCCCTCCATCGGATTTGCCAAGTAGCGAGTAAGTACCAACACCGCCAGCCGTTGAGCTGACTAAGCTGGACCCGTCAACATAGCTAATATCTGTGCCGTCGCTTTGCAGCACTTGCCCAGCCGTGCCGGGGTCTAGCGCCGTTGGATTTCCACTTGCATCACCGACGATAATTTTGCCGCGCGCAAGCCCAGCCATCTTGCCCAGTGTCACCGCGTCATCTGCAATTTTGTTGCTAGTGACAGCGTCATCCGCAATTTTGTCGCTTGTCGCAGCGCTATCTGCAATTTTAGCCGTCGAAATTGAGCCGTCCGTAATCGCAGAAATTGGCACCGTTGCAAACTCTAGCGCGTTGCCAGCGCTGTTAACCGTCAGCACTTGCGCTGCGCTGCCCATTGCGTTCAAACCAGTGCCGCCTTGGGCTGCGCTGAGAGGTGTTGTGAGGCCCGTCAGGCTTGTAATTGTACTATCTGCGCCTGGCCCTACCTTCGCATTTAGTTGCGTCTGGATGGCGCTTGTGACGCCTGTCAGGAAATTAACCTGGGCAGCCGTTGCCGTAATGGCCGTTCCTGAGATTTTCCAAGATCCCGCCGTGAGATTTGGCGTGATGGCCGTTGTGCCATTTAACAGATTATCAATACTGTCGAGGTTGTTATTCCATTTTAGGCCCCAACTATCTGTGCTGGCGCCAACTTCTGGTTTAACCAGAGAATATGTGGTTGTAGTCGTATCAGCCATTCTAAATCACCGTCCAGATTTCATCGGTCTCTGCTTGCGTGACCCATTTATAAGTTGCGTTTGATTGCATTATAGACGTTGCGGCCAAGGTTGCAGCACATGGCAAAGTGTAGGCGGCGGCGGCGGTGGCGCTTGATGCGGCCGACCCAGTTGATTGAAGTAATGTGGTTGCATTAATTTTAGCGGTTGGCGTTGTTGTTATGTCGATCTGATCGACCTGAGAGTGCGTGACGCGCAACATGGACGGCGTTACCGCCATTGTGATCGCCTTGCTCACTTGCGCCGTATGCACGATCAGTGCAGCCGCTGACGCGCTGGCAGAGATGGCCGGGGTTGCCGCCGCCACGCCTTTGATCTTATCGACCGCGCTGGCCACTGATGCGGCAATCGCCGGGGCCGCCGCCAGCATCAGCTTATCGCCCTGCGCGTAGCCATCAATCCAGTAACTATTTACGCAATATTCTGACATCGTTTTTCCTCTACATTGCCAAGATCACCGCGACGATGATCAATAAAACCAAGATCCCGATAAACACGCTGATGCCTACTGTTGCCGCATCTTCTACAACTTGCTGGGTTTCTGCTTTTTTCTTTTTGCGCGCGGCGGCCAATGCCTTTTGCTCCAGCAATTGGTCTTGCTGGATTTGCAAGATCCGCTGCCAGGCGTGATAGCCGAATTTTGCAATAATTAACTCTTGCGCAATTTTAAGATCAATCTTGGCCTGTTCCTCGGCAATAACAATTTCAGTTGCTGATTTGCCTGTTTTAGCGGCGCGCCGCTTGTCCTTGGCAATGTCTTGCTGGCCCTGGAATAAACCGTCGATATCTTTGGCAATCTCAGAGACATCTTTACAGCTTGCGATCGTGCCTTTGATGGCATCGATGCTGGCTTTAATTAACGCCGCCCCGGCAAGAATTTCTGCTACCATTGCGCACCGCCAATCACTGGCCAGCCAGAATGGATGACAGCAACCCGATAATGGCCGCCGCGCTTGCCAGCATGATCATTTCGATGCGTTTTAATCGCAGAAATAATTCTTTGAATTGCAGCCTGGTGGTTTCTTCAAGGACGCTAACACGGGCGTTGAGATCTTTGTCTTGCATGATGTCAGCTAGGAGCCACTGGCATATCAACGTCAGGAAATCCCGACTGTGCTGGCAAGTCTCGCAGTGCCTGTCGGTACGTGCGCCACTCGTCTGTAATGCGGTCAGCTAATGCGTGAACGTCGGATGCTGCTAGTAGTGCATCACGTTCTGCCCGTTTTGCCACAGGAAGCATATTATTTTGACGCTGTGTTATTTCTGTTTTTTCTGCGTCTGTGAGAGTAACTTCAACGCCATCCACAATTTTAATCATTGCAATCTCCTACGAACTTTTAAGGCCATAAAGCGTAATTTTTGCGCCTGATGGGATGCTTCCCCACGTTGTACTTATGCTAATTTTGCTTGGAGTTTTGCCGCTTTCAGCAGCACAGCTACCTCCCATCAGGCTTAACTTTGCATCGTTGGTTGGATAACCAAGCCACCCATGACCCATAGCCATAAAAATTTTATTAGTTTCCCCGAAGCCAAAAAAATTCATTACGCTTACATGCTCTTTTGTGCCATTCACGTAACCAGATAATGGAAGGTAACCATTCGCAGCTTGCGAATAATTTCCATTTCTAACTTCATCAAATCTAGGGAAAGCCATAGTAGAATAATTACCAGAACCATCGTCTTTATAAATTATAGCTGCTGCCAATTGTTGACTAGCAGATGTTCTTGCCCACGCACAAACCAGCATATGCTGGACATAATTACTATTGATGCCCGTTATATCTACACTACTAGCATCGCTAGACAGCGTAGTGTGGTGCACAACTTCAAATGACGCACTCCCGCCGCCACCAACAGCCGCACCGTCAATCGTCATTGAGCCACTGGTCGCTGAAATGTCATTTGTTTGATGATTAATTGTGAGGCTCATATTGTTCTCCTAGACTGCCGAACTGCCAGCCATTTGCGTCATTACCCAAGCGTAACATTTGTCTAAAAACTTTGAGCCAGATGCACTTTCAATTGTGTCTAAGTCTGCTTCAAAGCGTTTAAAATCTACTTCGCGAGTGTCAGCACTTGGGCTGTTTGTGGCGTAAGCACTCAAGTCCATCATCACCATAAACTTTGGAGTGTCGCGCTGCCGTGAAACCGAAGCCGTTACAATACGATAATAGGCTCCGTTAAAAGCAATTCCGTATTGACTGTCTGCCTGTGAAATATTGTTAGTTAGTGCCATATTTTGTGCTCCTTACGCAAACGTGACTTCTGAGGTTTGGATATTTGAAACCCACCTGATATTGTGGGACGCTTCGCCAGTTACTTGGATTTTCAGCGCGTTGTTTGTGTTGTCTGCCGAAAGAGCCAGCCCCCAGTTTGATGTGTTTGAAATTACTGTAATTGCAGAATTAGGGACGGTTGTGGTTCCACCATCGTTGACCAACAGCCCTTTAACCTCCCAGCTACCGTAAGACTGCGCTCCGTTTTGCATCGCAACCACAGTGCCTGAGAACGTGATGCAAGTGTCGCTTGCTGCTACAACTTGGTTTGAAGAACCAGCCGAACCATTGTCTGTAGTCATAGCCTCGGCAGTTCCATCTGTAGTGTCACTGCGGAGTATAAACTTACACCCTTGAGCATCGCCTGTTGCTGCAAATCTTCCACTAGCAAATGCTTGAGAATATGTGGCTGTTGTTTTTGCGTAATTGCCAAACGCGCTTGAGTAATCGTGAATAGCTTCACTATAGTTCGAAAAACTTAACGACATATTCGCAGAACTTATTGGATAATTACCAATACTTAACGATTGGTTTCCGCTTGCTTTTGCTTTTTGCCCTATTCCGTGAGAGAAATAAGCTCCTGTTGAACCATAAGAACTACTACGATTATTATTGCCTATGCTTGAAGAACCCCAACCGCTTGCATACGACCAAGGCCCAGCAAGAGTATCTTCTTTTCTAGCCTGACCTCCTGCAAAAGCTACTGACGCTGCATGAGTTGCATCTGTAGTGTAACCGTCTCTGTTTCCTGTTGCAAAACTATTAGTTCCACTTGCAACGGCAGAATCTCCAATAGCTATAGCATTTGTTCCAGTTGCTGAAGGCTGTGCACTAGGTGAACTTTCGTTAGCTGAATATAAATCTGCACCGCCAGCTAACGCTGCACCATTAACAGTAATTGCGCCTGTAACATCTATGCCTGTGGATGTTGTTTGCAACTTCGGATTTGAATATGAGCCAGCGTCGTACCACAGTTTAACGGCTCCGTCACGAACCACTTCAAACATTGTTTCGCTGCCATCTGGCTTTTGTACGGTTAGATCACCAACACGCAGCAACAGATTTCCGGTCCCTTGGTCGCTAATAAAGCTATTAGACCCGTCGTGATAAATCTGTAGGTCAGAGCCAGCACCAAATTTAGCTTTGTCATTATCTCCAAACAACACATCGTGACCGTTAGACTGCAAGTCGCCGCCAAGCTGGGGGCTGGTGTCGCTTACAACATCACCACCGCCACCGCTTATCGTTGACCAAGATGTAACACCGTTCCCGTCCGTAATTAAACTTTGCCCTGACGTACCGTCATCATTTGGAAGCGTAAGAGTATAGCTTGCAGATGCACTATGCGGAGGCCCTTTGATTGTAATGCCATGCGAGTTGTTTTCGCAATTAAGCACAAACTGGCCAGCACCTTTTGTTGAGTTGCCTTTGAATACAACTTTGCCAGAACCATTAGGGTCTAACTCAATGGCCCCGTTTGACGCACTAACAATATCATGCCCATTTACGTCAAGCGCACCACCAAGCTGGGGGCTGGTATCGTCAACTAGGTCGCTACTGGGGGCCGCTTGCCACTGCGCTGTTCCTGCGCTGGAATACCCCAGTATTTGTCCAGACGAGCCGCCAGCAGGAACGTGCTTATTTCCGGCGGTTGTTGGATGGACGTAAGCCGCGCTAGTCTCCAATTTATCGTTGTTCAAATTGTTGAAATTTGCATCGACTTCGTTGTGAGTAAGGGCGCTGCCCTTGCCAGATCTGGTGACTATTGTGGCCATGTTATTAATCCAATGTGATGTCAATTTCGCCAGCGTTCACGCGCAGAACATCGCCAACCGAGACGGCCTTGCTGGCGGTCAGTGCCGAGTGAACGATCATATCGCCGCCAGATGCCGCCGTGAACACGCCAACATGCGTGACGGTACCCCAAGCGCCGCCTGTACAGGCTGGATACTCAATGGCGCCCGAATTGGTGGCCAGGTTGCCGGAGACCGTCCAGGCCGCTGTCTGGCGCGCGTAGCCATTGCCACTGACCTCATTGCCGGATCCGGCGTCTGTCGGGTCGCTGGTAAACAATGCCAGATACCAGGCGGTCGGCCGGGTTACTGAAGTGGTCGTGAACACGTAATTTAAAACGTGAGTTTCATATGTATTACTAAGGCTCATGCTGATCTCCTGTTTGCTGGCGCCATTCCCCGGTGGCGCAAGCGCAGCCCGGTGCCGTTGTATTTAGCGGCGTGTGATGAGTTGGTAATTTCGTTGATTGCGCGCTCGGCCAGGGCCGACCAAACTTGGATCCGCTGGTCTTCGCCAAGATAGGGCGCAGAGTGCGTGAGAGCGCCGTACAGGTACAAGTCTGGATTGCCGTCGAGCAACCAATTAGTAGCCGTACTGTCGCTCAGTGCGTCTATTTTCGCGTAGTAAATTAGTTCAGAAGTGTACGCCGTGTCAGGCGTTGGAAAGACCTCGAATTGGCCGTCAACAAATGCGTAGAAAGCGGGGCGCCCGGCGGTGTCGTTGACGTTCCGGCGCATCTCCATCAACTGGGCATTCGACGCTAATTC